CTTCGTTCAATTCTTTAGATATAGATGCGAAAGTTTTCATTCGGAATCGTCACCTTCAGTTGTTGGATTGTCCATCCAGTCTACTTGTTTCTCAACTCGTTTCATGTCAACAGCGTCAGCAGCCTTTTGTTTGATACCATCAAAGGCAGCTTCTTTTGCATCGTTCCATTGACCTTTTTCGATATGGTCTACAACTTTTCTTGCATTATCACTCATTTATTAAAATCCTCCGAAATCATCGTCGTCTTCGTCACCACCCTCTGCCTTTTCGGTCTCGATTTGTTTGTCGAGGACTGCGATTTCGTCTTCTGTTTGTCTGAGAATATACTTACGTATATACTCATGACTATAATATTTACCAACGTATTCTTGAGCCTGACTCAACGTATCAAGTCTTTCTCTTATGATTTCTGCATCCTTCAACTCTGTAAAGTGGTTGTCAGTTGCGAAATCAAACTGCATGAAGTCTTTGATACCATCAAACTCTTCTGCAGAGACTACATCCTTCAATACAAGTTGTGTTCTTAATACATCTATGAACACTCTTGCAAATTTCTTTTGAAGTCTATTAGTAAACTTATTAAACTTCAATTCGTCTCTAGAAATCTCAGATGCACGACCCATGTTAAAACCATTGTCTGCTTCTAATCTAGTTCTAGGGACATTCAGTGATTGATATAGTTTCTTCTTGAAGTATTCTATATCTTCAATCTCTGATAAATTCTGTCCGCCTGGAAGTGTACTTATCTCTGTACCTCTTCCACCTTCTCTACGTGGTAACCAAAAATCCTCTAACATCGACATGTGTTTGCGATCATCCTTGATCTCACCAGTATCTGCATTATAAACAAGTTTGTTTCTGTACTTGTTCATAACATCGGCAAGATACTGTTCTGCCTTTGCCTTTGGAAGGTTACCTACATCAATGTAGAAAATCCTTCTTTCAGGTGCTCTTGATATTCTATAGATAACAAGTGCATCCTCCATCATTGATAACTGATTTGCAGTCTTCAATGCTTTGTGAAGGTATCCGATTACAACATTCTTAGTGTAATCTAAAAGACCTGAGGTTGTATATGTAACTGCCTCAGGTGCAATTTTTAAGGTAGCACCTTCTGTACCACCTGTTTTATCAAAACCTTTATCATTAAAAACGTAGAACTCTTCTACCTTCTTAATCTTTTCAATACCCTTTCTATCTTTTTCTTTCTCTACGTTACGTACCTTTTTAATTTTTAAAGGGTCAATGATACGTAAATCTACAATACCAGCCTTTTGACGATTAGAATTCACTACCTTATGCAGATAAATTCTACCGTCAACGTACCACTTTCTGAAAATTTCATGAGAGTTCTGATTGAACTTCATTAAAGATAGGATGTATGCAAACTCGTCTTGTATCTTAGTCTTGATACTATCAGAGAGTTTAACATCTCTGAGATCGAGTGAAACAATCCTATCTGCCGAATCAGATGTGATACACTCATTTATAATGTCTTCGATTGCAGAATCACACTCAGGTATTAACGACACTTCACGATATCTTCGAATGAGTTCTGCCTCATTCTTGATACCACCTTCCATGTCGACATACGAACCATACGCACCACCAGTGATAAATCCGCCTGGCTGTGACTGTATGACTGGTGTTCCGTCATCGTCTACAGGTGGAACAAACGAAGGCCCTTTGACCTCCGTTGCCCTTAACTCGTCTTTTTTACGAGTTATTTCAAACCCAAATAATTCCATACTGATATTTATAACACCCTAAAAAGGGTATTCTTCACTGTTTTTAGACTACTCTGTCCCAGTGAGAGAATTCAAAATCAACTGTGAACTCTTCTAATGCATCGACTGATTCGTATGAAAGTTCGATTGCACCAATGTTAGAAGGGAACATGTTAAAGAATTCGTATCTCGCCAGTACTGAGTCGTCTTTATTAAGTTGTTCTACAAATGCACGTGATAATAAGTAATCTGTGTCAGTTGCACCTTCACCACTATCTAATGCTTGAATCTCTTGTTGCCAACCTTCTAAGGCTGTTCTTGCAGAGAATTCTACATCATTAATGATAGTAACACTCCATGGTTCGAAGGTTCTGTCCCCTGCGAGTTTAAGAATGTGACCTCTAAAGTTTACAGGTACCACTCCAACTGTTGCAGGTGGAATTTGTGCAGCTTTACACAGGAATTCGATCTTATTACCAGCACGTGGTAAGAACACTCTAAATCGGTTAGCACGTGGGCCTCCACCGATCAATTGTGCTTTAAATTGGTCTATTGTTGCCATTTATCTAATCTCCTTAAACTGCACCGTATACTTCTTCAAACTCAACACCTGAACGTGTTGCGACGAAGTTTAATGTTACAAAGTTAATTGACTTAGCAGGTTTGATGAAGATTGAACAAACAAATTCGTTTCTATCGATAACTGAATCTGTGTTGTTCGTTTCATCACAAACTACTGAGAAGTCTACCAAACCTCTTCTATTCTTCACATCTCTTAGGAAAGGTTCTACTGCACTTCTAAACTGAGCTCTTGTGAATGCATCATTGAATTCAAAGAGTTGTGCTTGAGCGGCAGTTGCGATTGCTTTCTCCAATACGATGAAGAGTCTTCTGACGTTAATTCTGTCGAATGCACTTGTTGTTGACAATCCTGTTTTATCACCGAAGAGAACTGTACCTTGTCCTGCGAAAGTAACCACTGGGTTAACTCTTGCACGATAAAGGTCATCTCTAGATGATTTTCTTGGATTGAAAGCAAGTTTTGTAATACCTAAGTATTGTCCTCTTGAGAAACCTGCAGGTGAGTACCATGGGTCTCTTAACAAGTCAGATCGTGCCATAATCCCTGCAGTATGGGGGTTTGCAGGTATGTAACAATATCTGTCATTGAATCTATCGTACTGATAAACCCAAGTTGAATCGAATACAACGTATGATGAACTTGTTGCAGTATCTACTGTTGCAATAACGTTTTTCAATCTGTTATTTTCAGATGTAGGTGCAAAGTGATTTGCTTCACTGTTTGCAGTACCCAAAACGTCTTTCTTCATTGGTGATGCAACAAGGATACAATCCTTTCTTGTTTCACAAAGTTGAATACCTTGGTTGATGATAGTTGTCCAATCTGCTAAACTATCACCGTTGTCTGTTCTAGTTGAACCTACGATCAAGAACGAGATGTCAGATGCAGATGCATCTTCAAAATGATCTTGCCATGCACCGTAGATAGTCCCAGCAGTTGGTTCTGTACCATCTGAACCTGAACTCAATGATGAGTTATTTACTGCAGAAGGTCTTCCGAATGCTGTTGTAGCTGACTGTACATGTGTTCTATGTTCGTTAACTGTAGTGTGAGTTGATGTTGTATGCGCTGTCCAATAAACCCACTGTGAATCTCTTTCGATTACATCTCTGTAATAATTAGAGTTTCCATTTGAATCTTTTGAGTCAGATGCAAGGGATACAAAAGGATACGATTCCAATACTGTGTTAGCAGTACCTGAAATTGTTCCATCCTCATCGACAACCACTACGTGTATTTCGTCGTCTGAACCACCTGCTGATAATGCAGATGCAGACTTTGCTGGAGCTTTGTTGAAAATGTTGTAGAACTCCCAATACCTATTGACGTTAGTCGCCGCAGAAACAGCAACTGTAAGTCCTGTTCCAGTAGGTTGTCCTATTGCTTCGATAGTTAATGAATCTGTTGCGATTGCAGTAATACGGTACTGTGTATTATGACCTACTTGGTCAAATTCAATGATATCTCTAACATTGAAAGAAGCACCTTCTCCTGCACCAACAGAAATTGATGTGTTACCTTCAGCCTCATTTCCTGCAACTGCACCTACACCTGCGTTGAAATACGCATTTGCAGATGGACATACTGAAACTTTAAGTGAATTACCTAAAGCACCAGCAAATCTTGCAGTCCATTGACCTGTAGTCCCACTCAATGCACCATCTCTGGCAATATTTTGGTAGTCTGTATCATTTTTGATAAGTTGAGTCCCACCACTTGAGTTAGAGTTATACAACCCTGAGTTGTTTAATCTGATAACTCGTAGTGCTGAACCATATTTCAGGAACGATTCTGCTGAATAGAAGTCTTCTGCTGAAGCATCTGTATTTGCAGGTTCGTAGAAAATGTCGACTAAACTTTTCGCATCTGAAACTGTTACTACTTCATCAACAGGGCCCCATTGAAATGTACCAGCAAATCCTCCAACCGTGGAAGAAACTGCAGGTACAACATTTGTAAGGTCTATCTCTGAGACCTGTACGCCTGGTGATACTTGAAATGCCATACTTTTTCTCCTGTTAATGTAAAAAGTTTTCTTACTGTTTTATTTATAAGTTTATTACTTTTAACGTTACTATTATGTGTCTGTAAACCATCTATCTCCATTCACATCTACAAATGAATTACTAGATTCATCCTCTTGATGGAAGAAGCCTGGGGGTAACAGATCATCTTCAATTAGTTTTTGTTGTTCTGAGTACAATAAATCCTTTACTGCACGATCAGTTAGAAATGTAAATTGTTCTGTTGTTACAAACCAACTGAATAAAACTAAATTCATCACTGTGTCATCATTATAACCTCTATCTGCCTCATAACTATTACCCTTAATAACAAATGTCATTAATTCTGTAATAGTTGCTCTATCACATAGAAGTAATCTGTTTTCTTCTAAAAGTTCTTTGAGTGTAGAACACCCAATTCTTTTTATACGTCTGTTCATCGTTATACCAATATCAGACGCCTTTTGAAGACCCTGTGCAAATACGTTAGGGTATTCAATGTCAAAATGCAACTGTGTTGCAACCGTAGAACCTTCTGCATTGTTTTCTATAATAACTAATGCTTCATTATACGGTCTTACGTATTTATTAATTATGTCAGGTAACAAGAGCGATGAAATCATATTATCTCTATATGTTAACACCTGTCTGAACGGTTTCGCAGATACATCGACTACGGTGAACGTAGAATAGTCCATACCACGTCCTGAGGACACGTCTACTGTACAGACATAGTTATGCTCAGGTTGAGGTAACTCATAGACTTTTACACCGTCTTTACCCCACTCATGGTCTCTTGCTCGCATTCCTAAGAGCGTATCTGCGTTGATAAGGGTTGCACCTGTCCCTAAGAAACTATTACCGTATTCCTGTTCAAATTGCGCCTCAGAAGTATTTGCAATGGTCATCTTCTTCCATTCTTCATCTCTGCCTGGCACATCGTACCAATTAATTGTAAAATGTTTATACTCTGATTGTCCGTGAACTGCAGATTCATATATCTTATGGAACATATTACCCACACCATTTGCAGTAGATGTAATAATAACCTTTGAGTCTTTACCTGAGGTTACCACTGGATATGTTGCAGTATAGAACTCTTCTGCACCTTCTACGAATGCAAACTCATCGAGATATAGTAAGTTGATTGACATACCACGAATCGAACTAGAAGATGTTGCGGCTGCGACTACTTTAGAATCATTACCAAATTCTATCGAACCTTTGTTAAGAATCTTAACTCCAGGCTGCAGAAAGAATGGAACAGACTCTAACATAGTAACGAGACGTGCAATCATCTCCCTTGCAATTGCACCTTTGTTTGCAAGTATAGCAACTGTAACTTCAGGATTGAACAACAAATACCATAATAGATATGCACAAGATGTAATTGATTTACCACTCTGACGTGATGCGAGAACAACATTAAATCTGTTTGAATTATAATGATTGATTAATTTTTCTTGATATCCACGAAGTTCAAAAGGAACTAAACCTTCGTCAAGTGATATAATTTGAGTGTAAGATTGAATGAAATAACAAGGGTCTTTAGTACACTTCAAGTACTCTTTTAATTCTTCTTCGGTATACTGGTGGTTGATGCCAGAACGTTTGATTAAGTTATTACCGAGATAACCCTCATTCTTAGGTTGTACCATTAGTCTTTATTCTTTTTCAGAAACTTCTGCAAGTCAGATGTTGACCCCACATATAGATGATTGTGTTGTGTCTTTGGTGCATCTTCACCTTCTAGTTTCTTTAATTTACTTTGTAGATCAATAAGTTTTTCTGCAGTCTCACCCACTGTTTTAATTAATTGTCCTGCAACTTCGTATGCACGTGGATGTTCCGTTTCTTTGGATAGTTCTAAGATACCATCGATTGCATCTTGTCCTCTCTCTACGAGATTATAAAGATTCTCTCTGGCATATTTGTAATCTGTTTCGATATTCTCTGTTCTTGCAGGAAGTTTGACTAAGTCTGTCTTTTCCTTAATATCAGAACTAATATCTAACAGATCATTGAGTTGTTGATCTACTTTGTCTGTCATAATTAAACTGCATCACTATCTATGTCTTCTTGGAATGTAGATGGTGCGCCATCATCATAAAATGTTACCGTCTCTGCGACAACAAATGTATCTGTTGGGTCAACCGAACCTACAAACTTCAATGTAGTGTCTGCATCTAGTGTCACTGCATTACTCACTACCATTGATAATCTATCTGTTGCAATCGATGTAATAGTTGGATTCGTTGATAAGTTTGTTCCAAAAACTTCATCTGATGCACTTATCTTACTATTTATTGCACTTGAAAAAGTAATAGTTGTTGAGTTAGAAACTGCGTTAGATACTTCTGCAAATGCAGGTTCATAGTGTTTAACTTCTTTTACTAGACCTGATGAACTGATTTGTGACGTTGTAAATAACCCTGTTGCACTATTGATATAATCTCTTTCAATAACATTTGTAATAATCTTACCAGTACTTACAGGGCCGAAGAAGTATATCTTCATTGTAAAGTCTAGTGTATATTCAATAACTCTTCTCTCTTCGAATGTCCCTTCGTACTGATCATCCATACTTACTGAATTTAAAACAATAGGAACATCCCTAGTGTCAGACATATCATCGATCATTTTCATAGTGACCGTGTATTCAGGTTGAAAGTATGGTAGAATTTGTTCTACAATTTGTAATGCATCTATAGCATTCTTTGCAAGAACACTTAGTGAGAAGTTTAGATTATATGGTGCAGGTTGATATTGAAACCCTCTATTAACTCCATCAGATTCTAGTGTTGATTTACCATGTCTGATAATTTTGTTTTGTTGTCTAGTTGCATCATATTCAAAACCTGCTAGTTGAAATGCCATACGTGGAAGAGAGATTGCAGTCCTGTTACCATCAGAAAGATTAGGTTCTTCTGCAAGTCTCTGTAAAAACTTCTGTTTAGGGCCGTATGAAATAGGTACCAATTGTTCTGTTAAAACAGTACCATCTGATTTTGTTTTCTTAACTTTGATGTTATTAAAGAGAGTACCGAATATAGAAATTGATCTTTTGATAGTCTCATTATAAAAATATGTACCAAACATTACGGTTCTCCAAATGGATTCGTTTCACTAAAGTCTAAGTAAGATGTGTCTTTATCTTCAAACTCTTTGTTCTGTGCGTTAGGGTCATTACTCATAGTCATGATATCTGTAATTGTTAAGATGTCGTATGATGCACCATTGTCTGCACCTACAAGTGTGTCTCCAACTTGTAGTGTTCTAGTGTTATCTTTGATTGTAAGTTTTCTAGTAGATGCAACCCACGATACAACTTCACCTACTACGACACTATTAAGTGTAACATTTTCATTTGCGTAGTATGTTCCAGTTCCTGTTGCATCCATTGTAAGTTCAATTGAATATGCTTGTTGATCTTCAACAAGATCAATGAATGTGTTACCAGTATCGAAATCTTCTCCACTATATTCAAACAATTCACATTGAAGTTTAAACACAAACAGTTTACCAACTTGATAGAAAGGATTTTCGTGTTCTACAAACTTGATTTCAAATAATGAACCTGACATAGGGAAATAGATTAGATCACCTTCATTTGGTCTGAGTGACGTTGCAAGGTTACTATCTAAGGAAATGAACCTTTCCCATGAACGTAAAGATAAAACAAACGTGGCTTGGTCTCTTACTTGTACACCAAACTTACTGAAAAGGTCTCCTTCTCCTTCGAAACCTTCTGTGTTTTCAATATACATTTCAACACTGTATGCATCTCCATAGATTGATTGAATGTCCTCTCCTAGTATAGAGTCTTCTTCGACTACTTCTCTAGGTAAGTAGAAACATTCGTGTCCATAGAATCGTAATGATTCAACAACTAAATCTTCGTAAAGATGTTGTTCAGTTTGGACTGCATGGTTAAAATATACATTAGTTGGCATAATTATCCTATCATATCCATCACAGGCATTTCATAATTTAATCTTGATTCTTCTTCCAGTCTCTGTATCTCCTCTTGCGCTTCTTGTTTCATTTGTGAACCGTCAAGTGTCACACCGCCAGGCAGTGGTATACCTTGGAACTTAGAAAGGTTTTCTCCCCATTGATACTTAACTAATGCAGTTGCATATCGTTTCAACCACATATCATTATAGATATCTGTAAAGTCTGAGGGGTCTAATTTACGATAACATTCTATGATTAAATATTCATCATCA